ATGCACAACATAATCGGAAACATCGGAAACATCGGAAACACTCGTTTTGTGGGAGGCAACATCGCGGTCAGTGGTCAAATTAATACTCTCGGCAATATCGTGACTCCCTTCTTGTTTGGCAATGTGGTATCGAACACCGGAAACGTAGGAAACGTGAGGATGGTGGGAGGAAACATTGCGGCCAGTGGGCAAATTAATGCACTCGGAAACGTCGTAGCATCCTTCTTGTTGGGTGACGTGATATCGAACATCGGAAACATAGGAAACACTCGGTTTGTAGGAGGCAATGTGGCGGTCAGCGGACAAATTAACGTCCTGGGCAATGTGGTAGCACCCTTCTTGTTTGGTAATGTGGTATCGAACACCGGAAACGTAGGAAACGTGAGGATGGTGGGAGGTAACGTATCGGTAAGCGGACAAGTCAACGTCAACGGTCAAGTCGTGGCCCTTGGAAACATATGGGCGCCATTCTTCCGTGGCAATGGTGCGCTTCTGGAAGGTGTGATACCCTCTGGTGTTCAAAATCTCGATATCAGAGGCAACATCATCGGCGACTACGCAAACGTTATCATCGGAAACATTGGAAACACGAGGTTCGTAGGAGGCAACGTGGCGGTCAGCGGTCAAATAAATACGCTTGGTAATGTCGTGGCACCCTTCTTCCTGGGTAATGTGATATCGAACACCGGCAACATAGGAAACGTGAGGATGGAAGGGGGTAACGTATCGGTAAGCGGACAAGTCAACGTCAGCGGACAAGTCGTGGCCCTCGGGAATATATGGGCGCCGTTCTTCCGCGGAAACGGTGCGCTACTCGAAGGAGTGATACCCTCCGGTGTTCAAAATCTCGATATCAGAGGTAACATCATCGGCGACTACGCAAATGTTATCACCGGAAATATCGGAAACACGAGGTTCGTAGGAGGCAACGTCGCGATCAGTGGACAAATCAATGCCCTCGGTAACGTTGTCGCACCTTTCTTCCTGGGAAATGTGATCGGTGACATCAGAGGCAATGTGATCGGTGACATCAGGGGCAACATCATCGGCGACATCAGAGGTAACCTCATCGGCGATTACGCCAATGTCATCATCGGAAATATCGGAAACACACGATTTGTGGGAGGCAACGTGGCGGTCAGTGGACAAATTAACGTCCTCGGCAACGTGGTGGCGCCCGTCTTCCTGGGCAACGTGATTGGAAACTTCGCCAACATTGGAAACGTGAGGATGGAGGCTGGAAATATCACTCTCGATGGAAACATTAATATGACGAGACAATTACGATGGTCATCTGCCCCCGGGCCCATGCTGGAGTATTATGTTTTCGCTGGCGGACGGTCTGGTCTAGGACAATTCGGCTCAGCCACGACGAGATTATATCCATACGATACAACCTCGCTCATTATAGGACAATATTCGGATGTGGCAGGAACAACAGCTACAGACTATATCGTGGCAAACAGCAGTCAAGGCGTTCATATCCATAGAAGCACAACATTCAAGAACCTCCAACCCGGTGGAACGATGACCGTATCTGTCCTAGGAAATTTGCAAGCATCCGCTAATGCCAGCATTGGTGAGAGACTATCCGTTACAGGGAGCGCCAATATTGGCGAGAGTTTGTTCGTCACAGGAAACATCATGCCAACAGGGCCAATTCAATTTACGGGAGCACAATACCCTAACCCAATGGTTGAGTATTATTCCAATGACCGGCGAGTGGGAATGGGTGTAGTCGGAGGAGACTCTCTAAGATTGTACACGTCGAATGGTTCCGCTACCTCGAGTATTACACTCGGAGAATACGCTACGGTCGAAGAGACAGTTGCAACCGACTTCCTCACGTGCAATATCAGGGGAATCTACAATTTAAGAGACACGACATTCACGAATTATACAGGCAGTGGTAAATGCAACATCTCGGTCATAGGGCAAGTGAACGCAACTGGTAACGTCGCCACCAGCTCATACTTCATCGGCAATAACATGCAGTTGAGTGGTCAAGCAGAAATTATTGGTAACGTATTTAGTGACTATTATTTCGGTAACATCGCCTTTGCATCTGGAGGTGCGGAATCGTCTATTCCTAATGCGATATTCACAGACGTCACCGGAAACCTCACCGGAGAATATGCCAACGTAATATGGGGAAACATCGGAAACACTCGTTTCATGGGAGGAAATGTGGCAGTCAGTGGGCAAGTTAACGTTCTTGGCAACATAGTGGCACCCATCTTCCTGGGCAACGTGATTGGAAACTTCGGAAACATTGGAAACGTGCGGATGGAGGCGGGCAATGTCCTGGCAAACCGTGCCAATATTGCAAATGTGCGGTTAGACGCGAGCAATGTGATAGCTCAATATTATCGCGGAAACGGCTCGTTGTTGGAAGGCTTAACCGAATCTTCTAGATTTTTGTCAGTATCGAGGGCCACTTCTCAAGCTTTCTCGTCCACTTGGGCAAACGCGGCTGTCGTTCTGAATAGAGTTTTAGTAAACAGTGGAATTACATATAACAGTACCACCGGCATTGTTACGCTGGAGGGAGGAATCACATATCGTGTCACTGCTCAGTTAGGATGGCAATCATCTGGTGGTTATCCATTTGGGTTCAGACTGGTTGAAAGCGTATCCCAGGTTCAGGTTGGTCCTGGAGCAGCAGAAACGTTATCAACGAACTTCAATGTAGCCAATCCTCCGGCACCTGTGTTAGATTTCTTGATAACACCGACGGTCACCACGACGTATCAGCTCAGAACGACATCATCAACGAACGCCGGGTCAAACGAGTCCATACGCAGTGACGTCGGTACGTTCATGACCATCGTTTCGGTGAGCTCCAAACCGATCGTCTCACAAGGCGGATATACGAAGGTGACCGATTGGAACTTCGGCGCTTCGACCACGGCACCAACATTGGCAACTTCTGCCACGCGGCATTATGCTTGGGCAGTGACGGGCAAGATGATGAGCATCAAAGGATTCTACAATCAGACGGCGACGACAGGGGCAGCCGCGGGATCAGGCGAGTATTTGCTCGCGATGCCAGGTGGGTATCAAATCGACACGGCGACGACCGGCGTTGCGACTGTCGGCGATGTTTTGGAAATTCCGATCGGGCAAACCACACTTTCAACCGGCACGGGCAACAGAGGCAGTGGTGTGGTTCTTGCTTATGATTCAGGCAACATTAAATTCGCCTCATGGTCGGCAGGCGGACTCAGTTCCAATTTAACAACAATTGGAAGCACATTCTTCCCGCTAACCTCGTCGGCATTATACTCGCTTTACTTCTCAGCAGATATTCCCATCGTGTAATTTTTGATAGTTGTTATTCATATGGTTTGTCGATACAAGGCATTTTATATCGACATGCCATTTTACCACTGTAATTCATACCGTTTGATTTAAACATATGACCATGTAAAAATATTCTATAAAACTAATTTCAAAAAAAACGACGATATGATTGTCGTCTGCACATATTGACACATTGATATATAAAATAGTCATCGTGTATGTGCTACACATACTACGTGTGGTTGTTTTGAATGAATGCTATTTCGCATAACAAGACATTTGCATATACTATATATAAGTGTTCGTGTTGTAATTACGAAACGACCGTTCAACCACATGCTTCTAGACATAAGACTTCTAAAAAATGTCCAGAATCGAATATTCTTAAAGAATCTAGACTTGCTATGGACGTGAAAGACGTCACGGAAATGACTGCAGATATCATGGCGGAAAATAATATCTCAACAACAGATACTGAAATTGCAAAGTTACGTGCAGAAATTGACGATCTGTCTGCCATAGTGAAGCGTCAGAAGAGTGCTATAATAAAGCTCGTAGACAATGGGCATTTGGATGACGACGATGATGACGATTGCGAAGGTTCAGGATTGATTTATTTTGTGAGAGACACTGTAGTGACTGAACGTGGTAAAATAGGACGCACGAAGAATACCGACGTGAAGAAGTTGAAATCGAGATACTCGACGTTCGGTTCTCCTCGAATTCAGTGTTATTTCTCGATGGACATAAAAATCGACGAAGCAAAGTTGAAAGCACGTCTGCGAGAAGCCGGTTGCATGCAAAGTAATACCGAGATGGTGACGAATTGCGATCTGGCCATAAGTATATTCTGCGAGTTTGCCAGCGAAAGCTAGACAGAGAGATAAAACTGACGTGACATTAATTAAATATACTTCAGTTCAACATGAGAGCAGTAATGGTCTGCATTCGCGCCTCCCGTTCCAGCTCCTATATATATGTAATTGCCCCCAGGAATCCATGATGTGATGTCAACCGCGTTTTGCAACTGATTGTTCGCGAATATGTGCATGTATCTGCGATTAGAAATCGTCCGTATCGTCAAATCGGCGGCAAACCACAAGTTCTGAAGATTCGAATAATTGTTCTGGAGCTGACCAATTCGTTGCCCATTGCCTCCGAACATTTCATTGTATTGATAGGTATACGTCCACAACCGCGTGGCGCGTCCTCCGTTATTACCTCCGTAAGTTATCCCGGTCCCTGGATCAGAAGCACCAACACCCATCCACGCGCCGTCAGCACCGCTTCCCATATACATAAACGATCTAAGATTAAAATCCTTTGTAAAATCAAAACCAGTCACATTCCACTTGATCGTCCCGCTAAGAGCGTTGACCGCCCGAGTCAAACGAACGCCCAGCACTGCGTCAATATACGTTGCATCATCTACCATAGCGCCAGTATAGATCAGATTAGCTCCCGTCGCTGGGTTTCCGTGGATAGACGAAGTCCAAAAGAACGGCATCTGAGACGCAAAGATGGATTTCCCTGGAGACAACACGACGTTTCCGGATACGTTGATTTGCCCCGTTGCTAGATTTCCAATGTTGGCCAGAGCACCTCTGATGTTGCCGGAAACCGTCACCGAGTCCGATACCACGTTGGCTGCGATGATGTTACCAACGAAATTACCGACGAAATTGTTGGCGGTCAAATTACCTCCTACACCCGCTGAAATGTTTATGTTATTGGCGTTTATATTCTCCGCGACAATACTATGGGCTGTGATATCTCTTGATGTGATTACATTTCCATTAAAAAAATTGGTATATAACGTTGCTCTCAACATCGTCGGCGGGAGATCCATCTGTATGTTTATTAATATCATAATATTTTTATTAATAAACATATAAATACATATAGACACTTAATTTGCGAACGCTAAGCCCCCCATGCCAGACTGTATCCTTAAAATATTATAGTTGGGAGCAAATACGATCACGGTGTTCAAGACATTGGCCCCCACCGTGGTCATCGACTCGGAAACGTTACCGGGAACCGACGTGTCCTGGACCACTGCTGCCTTGGTTCTGATCCGGAGAGTGGCGGTGTCTAGACGCGAGAAGTTGCAGGTGCCGGAGGGCTCCGCAAACGAACAGTTGATCCCAAACGGATACGCACACACACCGGATGACGTGTAAGACCCTGCAAACCCAGTCCAGGTAGATTCGTTTGAGAAATAGGATCCTCGTCTGGTTTTGAAACGTTCCACGCCATTGAGATATAGAGTCGCGGACTCCAACACCGACAAAACTTCAGCGTCCTGCTCTCCGGGAAGACTGGTGTATTGCCCGTGATATGCCGTCCCGGGAGTGAAGCACCACATCAAAAACGAGCATGGATGATTGAAATTCAAATTAAGATTGTAATCATTCTGCGTCTCGTTCACCGTGATGTTGAAGTTATTGGTCTGTATCTGTTGTATTAAATACTCGTGAGGATTCGAAGCAAACCATATTCTCTCCGCCGAATCTAAGAACGTATAGTTAGCGAAACAACGCAATTTGGGAATATACGTTGGATCAATCCCGTCGATGTTATTGAGATCGCATAGTTTTATCCTTATTTCTACGTCGTGATATTGAAGGGCGATGAGAGGGAGCGAGTTACCGAGTTCTAACGAGTTAAAAAACAGAGGTAGGGGAAGATGAAACGTTCTCGTATACCCTTCTTGTTCGTTTCCCCAGTTCGCCATGTTATTGTACGCAATCTCCTGTTCGTAGGTCAACATCAGTTCCCAGTGCATACGAAACCATTCGTGACCGAATTCCATTACTTTTTGCCCTCCTATGTATAATTGTACCGTAT